TTTTAAGGGTGGTAAGCCGTGATTTCATTTTTTCCATATTAATTGACATAGTAGTTTTTTTCCTTCGTTAAAGTCAGAATGATAACTCTCTCACTCTGCTGGTTTTAATATATCATATTTATTATTTATTTGTCAAGTATTTTTTTCACTTTCTTGAATAAGTGTGCTATTGGATAGACAATAAACATAAGGTTGTTCGTAGTTCGTTGAATATATTCCATAGCTGATCTTCATCTTATCATGTTCTGTATTTTTTTTAATGTGTTTTTTAATTTTTTTCATCAGAGTCCCGTCTGATTCAATTGCTTCTTCTGGGTATGCATAATAGTATTTTTTCTCTCGGGGCATCTGGAGGTCGAAGAACATTTTTTCATTTTCTTCTTCAATATTCACCAGGCCAAAGGTGAATATTCTTGCAGTCTCTATCGGCTGAGAGAAGTTATCCAACACAGAATTAGAATTATCAAATACATTAATCATATGCATCGTAGAGGCGATGGCTTCATTCAAATAATTATAATGTTCTTTTATTGGGACATCTCCAACAATTTCTGTTAGTAGTGCATTGTCGACAAGGTAAGCCCTTTTAAGGGCTGCTGAGCGCGCGTATTCTTGTAATACGTGGAAAACTACGTTCTCTTGCGGTTTTTTTGTTTTAGGTAATAGGCTTAAGTCTGGCCTTATATATAAAACACTAATGTTGTCTGCTTTGATTTTTATTTGTTCTAAAATACGCAACAAAGCACCAGATATATCCCCAGAGCTTGTAATAAATAACACTTCATTACTCACCTCCTTCAAAAATGTCTTCAAATTTGGACATTTAGATTCGTAAAGCTCTGGATGATTTTGATGCCTCATTGCGTATGAGTTGGCCTCTTTCAAGCCAACATCTATCTTATAAATTTTATATTGAGGGTATTTTTTGAATTTTTCTGCGATATTGCAGCCAGCTTGGCCTAAGCCAATTATTGTTTTCATTTTGCCTCTTTACTTTCGTTGATTAATTTCTTCTGCGGCCTTGTCGGCCATGGAAAGACCTCTTCTGAGAGACATCTCGGCGGTGGCTTCTGTTTCTATAAAAGATTCAATTAGTGCCTTAAGATGTTCAAAAAACATAATTTTTTCCGGGCCAGAAAATTGCACTTGATGGGTCATGATAATCTGCGCCATTGCCTGCATAGATCCTTGCACAGATCCGCCCGGTTTAAGCTTTTCTAATCCCGCGGGAGTTTGTGGGGCGCCCACTCTTTCTTGCTCGCGCGGTTCTTCAACATCAAAAGGCCCTTCGTTGAGCACTGCTGCGACTTCCTCTTTAATTATTTGTTCAAGTATTTGTCTAGAAAGTTTCATTGGATCTTCTCCTTGTATTATAATTAGTTAATGAACGTTTAATCTTTTCATCTCGCCATAGTTTTTTCCAGCCGAACTATTCACTTTAAACTTGCCGAATTGTGTATTTTCAAATTTTTCTTTAAGTTCATTTAGCAAATATTGTTCTTCTTCGGAGAAATCAATTACAAGAGAATCATGCATACAAAATGCAATGTAAGACTTTTTGCCTTTGAGCAATTTCCAAACTTCAATCATTTGCCGAAGAAACAAATCAGCTGCCGTTGACTGAATGATGTAATTTAATGCGTGATGTGCGTCCGCTTCAATCTCTCTATTAAAATATGTTTTTACATTAGTTCCGTCCCAATGCTTATTTAAAAGTTCATTTCTATCATATGCTTTGCTTGAGAGAGCATCTTTTGATTCTGGATTGTACAGCCAAGCAAATATTCTTTTCTTTGCTTCTTCTCGCGTGCCAGTTCCGTTATATACATTTTTCAAATTCCACTCATGTATATCTTCTTTTGGTTGTTCTTTCCCTGACAACCCAAGCATTACACGAAGCTCTGCCGCATTGTAATCAAACTCTAAAAACCAATCGTTGTTTGGTTTGAGAATTTTACGGTAAGATTTATCCATTGTTAGGATAGGAAAAGAATTTGAATACGCGGCTAAGCGTCCAGTTTTTGTTCGAAAGGAATCATATTTTATATAAGGTGCAATTCTTTTTATTTTCTTTACAAAGCGGCGTACTTTAAACTTATGAAGCTCTTTGCTCAACTGTGTTGCATCTACATTTAATTTTTTATTTTTAATCTCAGTCAAAACTTTTGCTAGGCCCAATAAGTAATCATAGTTTTGTGGCTTTTCATATGTGTTAAAAACATGAGCGCATATTTTATTTTTGATTTCTGCATAGTCGATTAAAAAACTTTGCGGAACCATATCATAAAAACAATGCTCGTTAAGATCTAACTCTGCTTCCAAAACAGATCTGTAAAAAGCTTTTAGTTTGTTGCTTACCTTTTCCCAATCTTTTTTTAAATAGTCTGGACAAACTTGGTCTAGAGATTTGCCGGCGCAATAAAGTTGGGCACATTCGACATCTTTATCTACCAAAAATTCTGAGTATGACCAAGTTTTAGTTAGTTTGGAAGGCGGTTTTTTGAAGAAAAGCTTTCCTTTGGCGTATAATGCAACACATCTTTCTTTATCATCAAATGTTTGGAACAGCAAAGCAACCTCTAAGACCAGTCTAAAATCATTTCTTCTGGTTCTGGCCGCGAAACATATATATCTTGTATTTCGGGCATTTTGTGTTTTGTCACTCCATTAATATACTCTACGGCCTGATGAAAGTCAAATGATTTACGTAAAAAATTAATTTTTTTCATTTTCTTCTTATATTCCGCCGGCTTAAATTTTATTTTATTTTCAAAGATTCGAATGTCAAAATAAAATTTTAACCAAAAAAGATCTCCATATTGAGATTTATATTTGCGCCATTTGATATCTTGAACCTCTTTGTGTTCAACAACTTTTGTTTTAAAGCCGTTTTCAACACAGCCTACAGTACGAATTTTTTTAGTATATGGATTTTTATTAATCCAGCTTTTCCAAAATTGCCAAACCATCCTTCGCAAATCCCAAGCATCTTCCAAGTGTGCCTTGCTATAGTACCTTTGAAAAAAGAAATCTAATTTCATGATTCTAGTTGGGCAAATTGTGCCGTCGCAATCTGGCACCAATACCATTTTCTTTTCTACTTGGTCGGTTTCGTCTATCGTGACTTCGATTTCTACTAGATGCATTTTTGGATCCGCAGCCCCCTTCATATTTACTGTTTCCCAAACTCCCGCATTGTCCGTCGCAATTTCGGCTCTCACTGCCTCTATCTGTTCCAATGTTTCTTTTTGGAAATTTGAAACCTTCTCGGGTGGCCACTTGCCTAGCGGGTTTGGTATATCGCCATCGATAATATCATCCACTGTAATTATGCCCGGCGTAATTTCTTCTAAGGCTTCTTTCCTTGCTTGCAAAACTTCACTTTGTCTTGCTTCAATTTGTGGCCGCTCGAAGGCAATACGCATGTATTCTCTCATTTTATATGATGTAACATCGGCAACTAAACGCCATGGTACATTTCTATCTAAGATGAAGCCATGCATGCGCGCGGCGCATTTAAAAAAATTAAAATTAGAATCTTCTATAAATTGCTGTTTTGCGCTATCATCATCGTAAGCCGCATCATGAATTTCAATACATAAACCAGTCGACAAGGGCGAGGCGTACGTAGTATTCAGTATACCGCTGCGTGTAATTGGAAATTCTGGTGACGCCGTTTTTAAAAACTCAATATAATATTTTACGAACTTAGAAAAATCATCGATCTCGTCTTTTAAAGAAAAGTTCCTTAAAGTATCATCAGCCGAAGGCAATAATAAATATACCAATGAAAAGTGGCCCCAATGAAGTTCTTTAAATTGCCTAGCGAGTGGTTGAAAATCAACAAAAGATTTTTTGGGCATGCATTGTCCAATTATTCCGCTTGATTTAATAAATCCATTATTAGCCTGAGCAGTGATGTATGACTTGAGATCTTCGAAGGCCTCTGCAACAAAATTAAAAGTTTTCAAATCTATGCCAGAAGATCCTGCACTGTTTAATTGTTTCATGGTTCCAACTGATGAAATAAGCCCGCCTTCGAGTGCGGCTGTGCCAACGTCTGTTTTGGGATAGATAAAATCTTTTTCCAAATTAACTTTGCCATATAAAGGATTGTCATTGATAAAATCGATTGGACGATCAACCCATGGCAATTCGCCATCAGGATACACTTTGTCGTAATAAAGCTTTTTTTGTCTAAATATTGGCTCAGCCGATAGTGAATTCTTACCTGAGACAACTAATTTTTCTATGTTTTTTTCATATGCCATTTTTAAATTTAATCCTAAGTTATTGTCCCACGTCCGGAGTTCCCTCTGCCGCGCTGCGCGCCCGGGCTTTGCCGGTATTTGTTGTTACTGTCTTCCCTTTTTCGTTGGCTATCTTGGCATTTTGGGTTTGTGGGTCGCTCTCTTCACCGCAGCCGCCAGCAGTAACATATCGCAATTTTAATTTTGTTTGCTGCGTTACGTTGCCTTCTTGTAAAAGAGTGTGTTCAACTTCAGTTATCAAATAAAACCCTCCGATACCTAATCGTTTCCATTCCCTAAATTCAAAAGCGCCATCTTTCGTTGGGTCAAGAAATACAAGCGATCCCACTTTAAATGCATTAATACCAAATAGGGTGATATTGGCATCATAAACATCCCTTAACATTTGCCCACCAGTTCGAGACATGGCGCCGGCAATTTTCATTTCTCTCCAGTAAGGAACTTCCATTCTTGAAAATGCACACGATTGAATTATAGATGACATCTGCCCTAAATGTAAATAATAAATTCCTTTTCGAATATTCTCCTTTTCTTTATAGGGATCTAAATTTTTAGGAGTGTAGCTGTGCACATAAATAAGCATATAATTAAATTGCTCGTCCAATGGTGTGCCAGGGAGAACTTCTGTTATTTTACCGGCAGCGTTTTGTGGCTTCAAATGCTTCATCCACGGAACAATCCTTTTCGGGCTTAGAAAGTCCCAGCCGTCCTGCAGCTGTAATCCACCATTGCTAGTTACAAGTTGAACATTTGAAGTGCCTGCGTCCGCCTGGCTGACCGGCATGCTTGAGGGGGCGCCGCGCGAAAAAGCCGGGTAAAAGGGTGGAATGAGTTTCCCACCCTTTGATTTAAAAGCAGTGCTTGTAAAATTTAAAATTTTAATATTTTCGCCATGGCGGCGGTCGCCGGATCCTTCGATGCACGATTCTCCTAGCATCTTGACAACTAAGTCTTTAATTAGATCCCGAATAAAATCTCCCAACGTGTAAGTTTGCCTATCCCTTGCAACTACATTTTTCAACCACCAGCCCATCAACAATGAAAGAGAAATTGGCGTGTGAGCCAAATTAAAAGTTGATTTTCTCTTACCTTGAAGTGTTTTGGACCCTTCATCTACCAATGGGCCAATCAATATGCCCAGGCGCCGGTCAAAAAGGCCCGGGCCAAAAGTGCCAACAATTTTGTCGGCCTCAACTTTATCTCGTGTTGCGATATCAATAGCAATGTCAAGAATGTCGCCAAAAGTTGTAAAATAAACTAATTTACCACTTTTGTCTGCTGTCGTTAGCTGAAGAGTGCCTTCTTTTTTAGATTTTAAAAGGGCTGGTAAGGCTTTGTTTATGCCGGCTGTACCAATTTCAGCTTTATTGATGGCATTTACTGTTTGCTCTTGGAATTCATCAATTTTTTTACCAATGTTGCCGTGTGGCGGAACTTCAAGAGGTCGTACCACTTCGGCGCCTTTGCCAGCCCACTGCTCGCCGGCGGCCGGCGATGGAGCTTCGCCTCTTTCTTTCGAAACTACAAGATCACCTTTGGTTGCAAAACTGTTCATGCCGAGTGCCTCGCGAACAGCTTTAATTTTATAAAGCCTGCCACGAGTGAGAAGCATTGCAAAAAATTGTCTATATCTTTCATGCTGAAAGGCGCGCCGCTGGCGCGCCAAGAAAGCTTTATATTCTTGGACCAATTCTTCAAAAACTGCGACTGCATTTTGTTTTTTCACCGCCAAGCGAAAATCTGTTTCTGTTTGCCCAGGTGCTAGTTGTCCCTCTTTTGGGTTAAGAGTTCTTTTAAGTCGATTACCTCTGTTGTGCCAGCGAGGCTGGCGCTTTGGATTGGCGGCTGCTTTAATTCTTTCTCGATTAACGTCAGGGATAATTTGATCATACGGCACTCTTGCGCCAGATCTGTTTATTGGGAGTTTAATTAGCCAAGTTCCATAAATAGGATTGTCCGGTGTTCCCATTTTCTCGGTTAATTTCCTCCGGAAAGACGAATATGCCACAATGGCACTATTGGAATCGGTGCTGCCTTTTCCTTTGGGCATGCCGCCAACGGCTTGATCTAACGTAAGATTGTTGCCTCTGACCTCTGCCAGTAATCGCTTAGTATATGCAAGATCGCGTTCGAGCATCGATAAAGAATGCTCGTGTGCGTTGTTTAATTTTAGTAAATCCAACTCAGGGGAGCTTAGCACACCCTCTAAATATGCAGCATAATCTAAGTCAAGAATAAATTCCGCGTCACTACCCCCAGAAGCGCCCACATTATAACGAATTGTATGCTGCTTAAACTGCAAACGAACGACCAGCGCAGAGCTTCGTAAGAAATTTTTAAGTTTTTCTTTTTCCGCGTCATCCCACCGCTTTTGAACATCCCATCGAATTTTCGGGTCATAAGCACTTCCACCAGCCATCTCCCAATCTATTGCTGAATCATCATATCTTATAATGGCTTGAATTTCAAAGTGTTGTGAATTTGTAGATTCTCCAACACTTTTTGGTTCGGCGCCGGGGATCTTGGCGTCATTCCATTGATAAGAACATTCAGACGCGTTTAGCGCATCGACACTATTTATCTTTGGCGCCACATCTTTTGGATCCACTAAAAATTTATTTGAAGTTGATATTAAATCTGTATAGGACCATTTTAAATAGTCGGCTGATGCATCCAGCGGGTCTGGAGTTTGAAATTCATGGTTAAAAAGTTTAAATGAAGAAAAAGATAAACTAAAACTAAACCGATCAATGGCATTCACCCAGGCAATATCTTTGCCGGCAAATTTAATATTAAAATCATGTGGCATCACGTTTCCTAAAGAGCCATGGCTTCTAAATAATTCACCTATGGCTGACAGACCTGATTCTCCCAAGAAGTGGTCCCGGGCGTCGCGAGTTTCCTCAGTGCTTATTCCCTCTCCTAATAAAAATGGGATTCTAACTGGCGTCTTAACGCCGGCTTTGCTCGTAATGTTCTTGTGCGGATAAATTTTATAAAGCTCAACAATCGGCTTAAGTTGAGAAAGGATTGTAGCATCTAAGCCAAAAAACACATCTGCCCCGTCAATGGCATTTATTTGAGAAGCTAAAGTCTCCGGGTTGTTTGAATCTAACATCACTATATGATCATAACTAAGTGCCCGTTGAGATCCAGTCTTTGGTTTTTTCTTGTCGTTGAGTATTAAAAAATCACGGGTTTTGGTTATAAGTTGTTGTTTTATCGCATATCTGTTATACAAGAGAAAACATTGTTCCTGAAATCGCGCGCGCCGAGCAAGTTCTGATTCTGTGTCCGATTGTGTAGCTAGTAAATGTTCCTTAGCCATTTAAAATATTCCTCATCAATAATAAAGCTTATAATATTTGAGCACAGTAGCTAATGGCGTAGGGATATATATGGCATCTCCCAGCGAAACATGGCTTTCTGTGGGTTTTTGGTTATACCATGCAATTACCCACCATAGTTTTGAATCTTTATAGTGTTTATGTGCCAACTTATAAAATCGATCTCCTTGAATCCACGGGTGCACAATCTCATTTAAATTTTTTATCTGATCGGCATTCGGGTGAATAAATGAGGGAGTGGTGTATTGATGAATAAATGGGAGGCCGCGGTTTTCAAAATGATCTTTATAAAGTTCATCATCATTTATTGCAATCAATCTTTGTTTATAACGCATTTTTTAATTTTACCCTCTCTCATCCCAAAATAGTGTTGCGGCCGCCAGTTGCCGAACGTGCACACACATCGTATCCAGCAAATCCCTTTTCTTTGGCATTATTTAAGCATAATTCTGCAGAATCTTCCCAGTCGTCGGCATCATCCGTAATCCATTCAAAATCTGCACCATATGGCCATCGGGCGTCTGTCCAACCTTCTCCATGTATATATCCCACTTCTGATCGAATATAGAATGGAACAAAATCCAAAGCTATATCCACAAACATTGGGGCTAAAATCCCTTCAGTCTTGGAAGAGGTGGCTATGACATCCTTCATTTCTTTCGGAATTTGGGCTTTTTTCTTGTTTGTTACATAAACGCCTTCTTCAAAATTTGGAGTATAATTAAAGCCTTTAACATACCCAGGCAGTGGACTTCCGTCCGGCTTTTGAATAAAATTTGCAAATTTAATTCCTATAAAAGAAGACCTTGGATAAAACATATCATGTTTGCCACCCCATCTGTCAGCCCTTTGTAAAGTCGGAAACATCATCTGCGCCAAAGCTGAGCATTTTGCTAAATTACTAATGGCTTCGGCTTCGTTTGCGGCAGGAACTGTCCACTCAATATGAAGACTTCGCCTAGGGCGCACTTGATGTGCAATCGGTACCGATTGATTTGGGTACTGACTCTCCTTCCAGTCTCCATCGAAATTATCAGTAAATCTTTTAACAAAAGCTTTAAATTCAACCATCAATGCTCCCGTATCTTCAGACCCTAAATGTTGAAATATAATCTTTCCCCAGTTATTTCGATAGCCCATATCACTAGGCATGCCACTTATAACATTTTTAATTTTCCCCATTTATTAGGTGCTCCTTAAGCGTGCCGCATTGGCGCGACGGGCTAAACTGTCCTGTACCGCATCTCCAACCGCTTGATTAAAGTGGTATCCAGGAATTTTTACATTAATGCTATCTGTAACTAGTACGCCAGGAGGAAGTCGACCTGCTCCACCGCCGGCCGGCAAGGCATTTTGTCGGGCGATATTAACTGCTATGGCTGTTGATTGGGCCTGAACTGCTGCTGCGCTGCGGCCGCCGGCGCCTCCTGAAACTGCGGCCGAGGCGGCACCAACTTGTCTTGTAACGGTGGCTACTTTAATCATTTTTTCCGTTGGCATATCAGCTAATGTATTCCCTAACTTTCTCGCTGCTCCAATCGCCGTTTCGGCACCGGAGACAAAACTGTGCAACCCCTGAGCCATGATACCAAATATTTGATAAAATGGTGGAGATTTTTTCTCATGGACCTTCTCATTAAGCTGATAGAACGCATAGCCTAAAACGCCCAACAGAGGTACCAATCCAATGATCGCGCTGAGAGAGCTGCCTAGGCCGCCGGCAAACCCAGCCGTAGCTATTCTGGCGGCAGCCACTCTAAGCGTAAATGCAGCGATACCAAGAGAAAGCTTGTAAAGTCCCATATATAATAGTGCAGTTGAAGGCGACATTTCGTTTAAAATTCTAGCGAATGCTTGTATGTAAGGCACTACTTTTTCCGCAAAAGTACCAAATTCTTGCATCACGCGAACAAGCCTTTGTGCAATAGGCACTAATTGCATTCCAACCTCGGCCAATCTTTGTTGCGCCTGAACTTGTTGTTCGGCTTTTTGTTGTAGTGCGGCAACTTTCTCCATATCTCCTTTATAAAAGGCCGCGGCGGTCCCCAATTCTTTAAATCCGGCCGCGGCAGCCAAGGCTCTTTTGTGGAATCTGCCAAGTGCATCCCAATTCATATTAGTCGCTTGAAATCCCTCACGAAGCAGCTGCAATCTTTCTCCCTCGTCTGCTTTAAGCATCCGAAGCGTGTTAAAATAGGCGCCGCCTAAAATTGTGTTCAATCTAGAAACTGAAGTGGCTGCGCCCTCAAATGTATCATACTGGGCAACAACACTAAGAAGTTTTTGTGTTTCAACACCGGTGGCTTTTTGCACTGATACCAATTGTTGAAAAACCCTAACTGCTTGTGGGCCCGAATATTGAGCTAAAGTATCCAGAGATCCAAGATATGCTTTAACAACTTGTGCTGGTTTTTCGCCAATAGTAATTGCAGTGTTATATAGCTGATTCATTGCTCTCGTTGATTCTTGACCAAAAATACGAGTAGATTTATCAACCACTGTAGCAAAATCGTCATAAGCTATTCCAGCACGATGGGCAGCTATGCCAAGCCTATCTAATGCTATTCTTTCGGTAGCGGTTTGTTCTGAGTATCTTTTTGACAAACCAAACAAAGATGATTGTAGCTGAACTAACTCGCCGTATGAAGCGGCCATTTGTTTGATGGCTCTGTCATTAAATGCTGTCGTGAGGCCGCGAGCAAATTCTTGAGAGGCTCCAGTTGCCGAGCGCAATGAAACTTGTGATCTATCAATCTCTTTGACCATGTAAATCGTTTTCTCTTGAATCTTCATTATAGTTGAGCCAACGATGTTTGACACGGATGCAGCATTATTTAAAGAATTAACAAGATTGCTTGTTGAGCTAACCAATCCCTTAACGGCCCCTTGAGATTGTATAGATGACTTTGTCATTGTCGTAAAAGCGCCCATCATCGTATTTTGCCAATCACTACTTATGCCTGTCAACATTCTCATGGCACTTTCAGAGTGCTTAGAAGTCTGCATCGCGGCTTCTCTAAATCGTATTTGAGCAGAAATTTGTTTAATTAAATTGTCATGTTGCGCCTCGCCTATCTGTAAATTGCCGCGTAAGAGACCTGCTTCTTGTTCTTGCAGGGAGTTTTTTCGCTGTTGGAGGCTTAAAACTGTTTGTGACTTTTCGCCCTCGCTAGTAATTGCTTTTTGAATTTCACCATCTAATGCCCTCTGTTGTCTTCGCAGAGCTTCTATGTTTCGCTTTCTTGTTGCATCTGTGGTAGTTATAAGATTTAATTGTTTTTTGAGTTCAGCCGTCTCTTCTTTGAGGACAAAATTTCTTCGCTGTTCACTGTTAGAAATTTCGCCTGTGGCTTGTTTTATTTGTAATTTTTGTTTGAGTTCTGCGTCGAAAGCTTGGACTGTTTGTTGGGCATATTGTAATAGCGCCGCTTCGCTTTGCGTGTGTTCATTTTTAATTGAACTAATTTGAAAAAGTAAGTCGCGCAGCTGTTCCGTGCCGGCTACTTGGGCATTCAACACATTTGGATCAATCGGAGGACCTCCTCCTCCGCCGGCTGGTTCATCTGCCATAAGTTAACATAATTCCTTATTTAAATGGCCATAACAGGCCAGTTATTTTTTCAAATGTTTCAATTGCATCATACAATTCGTATCGAGACTCTTTTGTTCTTTCATCTTTCAAGCCCCAATGTACATATGCTTCCATATATTTCTTTTCTGCGGCCAAAGCTAGAGCCAGCGCTTTTAATTGCCCTTTGGTGCCTGTAACTTTAACATCAGCTTCCTCGTATTGGCTGCCTTTTCCATTTTCTTCAGCTTCTGCAACCATTGATTCATATTCGTCTGATGTTGGGATTTTGCCAAACATTCTTTTCAAAATTGTTTTAAGTGTTTCCCCGAACATTGCCAAAAAACTTTCATTAATTTGGCCTTTTTGTGCAGATCTTAAATCTAAATGATGTAAGTTTAATTTATCCTCAGATATAATTCTTTGTTCCATGAAAAGAATCCTCCGTCTTCTTGTAGTAAATAGTGTTTAAGTTGAAAATAAAAAGCCGAGGAGGTCCTCGGCTTCAAAAAAATATTAATTTTTATTTTTCATATTTTCATATTCTTCTTTTTCTTGTTCAAATTGCTTTGTGAGCCTTTTTACAAACCAGTTTCTCAGCCCAACAGGGAGATTATAGGCTTCAAAAAGGCTCCAGCCGCCGTGATATTTTAATAAAAAGAATTGTTCATATACATCTTGCATGTAATCATTGCTTAGGCCAAAAAAAGTCCGCAGTGAGCGGAACCTCCAGTTTCGTTTCCGAATTGCAATATAAGCATGAAAAATCTTGTGTTAAATCTATGTTTGGAGAAATTTTTGTATACACATTTCGAAGATGTCTTGAGTCTTTTGCGGGCATGTTCTCAATAAAGCTTGAAACTTGAGATGGATCAGATACTCCATTCACAGCAACGACAAACATTTTTATCTGATCCGTTACTGCCGTTTGATTTAAATTATGCTTTTTGTGTTGCTGCACCATAAACATATATTTTTGTTCATCGACGCCAGTCAGAAGCTTGGCTTCAACTTGGACATCATTGCTGGGCAATGTAATTAAAAATGTTTTATTTTTAGTTACCTCGGTGGATTCAACATTTTTTTCTCCATGATCTACTCTTACATTTTCTAAATTAAATTCATAATTTGAAAAATGGTCACAAAAGGGGCATTTTATTTTAGTTTCATATAAAGCGCCATAAGCAGATATTCTCGCAGTAATTAATATTGCATTTTTATCACCTACCAAAAGATCCTCCACTCTAACACTCTTATCAACTATTAAATTTTCAATCAGTCTTTCAATCGCAATGCCTTTTTTTAGAAGTGCGCCAGAAGTTAAAATATCTTCGTCCTTGGCGGTCATTTGTCGAATTTCTATATGCTCTTGACCACATAAAGGATGGCCTTCTTGATAGTATCGCCCCTTTGAAGGCAATTCAACAAAATCTGTGGGTGTTACAAAATGTAAAGTTTTTACTTCTTCTGAAGGTGGCGGAGTTGAATCTACGTCGCGCGGTTTGAGCCGCTCTTCATTATTCCTCATTATTACCTCTTATCTTTTTTCAATTTTTCACTTGCTAAAGGCCTTTGTTATGGCCTTTCGGGAATGTATTTGTGTTATTGTATATACTGCTACCCATGGGGCCGCCCAAATTCTCACCCTTGTTGTAAGTCTTCAAGTAAGCCCAGTCGTAGCGGAGTGTTAACGATATTGTCATAATATCATCACTATCATAACTTAAATCGCCAAACTTCACATCTTTGATCCATGGCTTGTGTAGAGTCCAGCTTTCAATATTGTTTCCGTCATGGTCAATCTGTTCAATTCTTACGCTATTTAAATAGGTAGTAGCACGTTCCTTGCTCATTGTTGGCCAATAATCTTCGTATCCGGTATGCGGGGGTGTATATCCGGAGGCCTCAATAATGCTCATTACAGTAGAAGCGGCGTCTGGAGAAACTGGGTCAACTAAAACAACACTAATTTGGTTCCATTCTACTCGGCCGGGATACCAAAACGTATGATTAATAAATCTATGGGAAATTTCAGAAACTGAAAAACCCGGCTTAGAAACTGATTTCGCTAAATAGGTGGCAATATTATTAATTCTAACTACCCATCTAAAAGAGCGTTTGGTTTCGGGGGCATTGGACCAAAAATTATTTTGTGCCATCTGTTGTTTCTCCTTAAAGGACTACTTCATTAATAAGTAGTGTTAATTTTCTTTTTCTTCCACATTAATCTTCAAAAGAAGCGCCAGAGCTTGTAATAATAAAATCAAGCGCAATAAACTCAATTGCTCTAGCAGGTTTCAAGAAGATCTTAGCATACATAATATTTCTATCAACCATTTCTGGAGTGGTTGTAGTCTCGTCCAAGATTAATTTATAATCAGTCAGACCGTAATTTACTCTAACATCATTTAATATTTTGTCGACATGTCCTGAAAATCCATTCCATGTATCTTTAACGTTTTGCTCAAATAAGGTCTGCGAAGCAACTCTTGAAATTTCCTTTTTGAGGAAAATCAACAGTCGTCGAACGTTAATTCTATCAAGCGCTGATGCTGTTAGCTGTAAAGTTTTTTGACCAAAAATTACAAGACCTTCCGCGGGGAACGAAGCAATCGGATTAACATTAACATCATAAAGCTTGTCTCTTTGTTTCGAAGTTAAATGTTGACGTACGCCAGTGACCGTAAGGCCGCCGGCTCCAGTCGCAGTTAAACCGCCTCGTGAAAATCCAGCTGGTGCAAACCAAACATCTTTTACGGCTTCACTATATGCCATAGCACCCAAGGCAACAACAGAAGGAGGACACCAGAACATCACTCCAGATTGTCTATCCTTAACTTGAACCCATGGATAATATGCAGCACCATAACTTGAATCAAGTTCGCGGTCCTTCATGGAATTTACGGCCTGATCGATATCGCCTAAACGAGTTGCGTCGTCACTAGTATTTTCCGTGTCGGGAACAAAGTCATTTTCAATATCAATAATTGCTAATGCATCTGCGCGCTCTTCACAAGTTCTTACAAGGCGTTCTGTAATTTTTCTATTAGTTACGCCAGGAATTGTCATTAAATTGCATTCAACTTGTTCTGGATCTCGTACTACATCAATCGCTCTCATAAGAGTGTGATAAGCATAGCTTAGTTTTTCGTCGCCATCGTCGCTGGCCGCGGCCAAAACATCTTGATTTCTAAATGGTTCTCGCTCTTTAATATCTAAGCCGTCGAAACCGCCATAGAAAACAGTTGTAAACTTATTGATGCCTGCAGCAGAAGCAGTCAGGAGATTGTTTGTACCGCTTAATGCGGTCCAAGAAGTTCCTAATTGGCGGCTACCGCTAACATAATGGAATCTCTTAGTATTGTTATCATAACCAACATCATCCAATGTAAAAACCCAAGAACGTTCCGCATTGACATAATCAACTGGGCTATCAACGATATCAAATGCATCTTTTGTTTGGCCCGGCAATGAACGTGCAGCATCTTTAACACTGTTTTCAAAGCGTATATTTCCTGCTGCAGCCTTTGTAGTGTCTGCTCCAAAGTATGCCTTCGTATCATCAACTATGCCGCCCTCAGAAGCACTAGTTCGGAGTGCTATTGCGGGAAATTTGAAGCTTCCTGTAAAGTCAAAGTTTCCAACATGTACACCATCACCAGCGTGTCTGGATGCACTAACATGACATTGCGAGATATCGCCGGCTGCTTCTACAAATGTTGCAGCGGGGGCTGTGAGTCCAGCAAATTTTCCGAATGTACTTCCGCTTTTAATGGTAAATCCTCTAAATCGGATTGGACCATAGGAACCAAATGGCATGTGCTCTCGTGTCGGGCTGTCTTCGTGCACTACAACTCTCATAAATTTGGAAACATTGTCATAGTCACCATGATAATCTACACGTCTATCTGTAGTGTTCCATGTGGTAAACTTTGTACCGATTCTTCGTCCAATATAATTTGGCGAGGAAGGATTCATATTAAGATTTGAATACTTTTCGATAATCTGCTTGCTCTTATCACTATCAGCAATTCTGCGGAGTTCAACTGCAAATGTTGGCCAGGTTTTGTCTGATTTCGCAGGTTTAATATCAATAATCGAAACCTTTAAATTGTTTTGGTTCCATTCGCCCGTGTCCATAGCAACAAATCTAAACAATCTTTTAGCTCTATCTTGATCTAAACCATCATAATCATTTGCGGTATTCGCAATAACATTTCCAAGATCTTGAGAAATAATCCAGCCAGTTTCAGCATTGATGGATTCTTTTCTTTGTTTACTGTATTCATATTGTGTCGCGCTTCCGGAAGAAAGTCCCAAAACGACACCAAAGGCTTTTCCGGCGCCGGTTCCAGTTAGTGTTTCGGCAACTGATCTTTCGAAAGTTTCTCCAAGCCAATATTTCTTTGTTGTAGAGTAAATATTTGAATTTGTCAGCATTGGATTAGTATTGAATACCTTTCGAATATATTTATCTGAAGAGGGATCGAAATTAAATGATGTATCAATAATTTTGCTTTTATCCGTGTCTTTTAGCATGATTTTAAATTCAGTAGTTGCGCCTGAGCCGCCCAAACTTTGAACCAGGACACAAGAGCCTGAAGTTGGTCCGCCATTTGTGTCGCCATCATTTCTTTGACTACCTGTAAGTTCAACTGTTCCTTGATCCATGTACCAAACAGCGGCGAGAGTACCTGTTAAAGCTGCCTGAGCGTTGTCGACGCCGCCAGCAAATGCGCCAATGGTGACAGTGAAGTTCTCCGCGGACATCGCGGCGGAGGCGCCGGGGAGAACATTCTCTAGTGTCATTCCCTGCGCGCTGGCATCCGCGGATCCGGGCAGGCCAGTGATTGTTAGTGTACCGGCGTGGCCGTTGGCGTGCTCAATTGCAGCTTTTAACACGCTTAAAAATGTGTATTGATTGTCGCCACCAGTTATATTGATACCAACAGCCACCGCTTTAGATGCGCCGGAAGTAATTGTATGGGTTGTACCAGTGTTAACGTTGTCGGTTTCACCACTTATAAGTACGGTACCACTACCTTGGCCGCCGCCGGCACCAGTGTCTGATGCGACATAATCTATTTTTGTACCAACACCATCAGTGATGGTAATGTAATCACCAGATGATACTGCCATTGTGGCGTGACTAGCGGCAAGAGTGCCTTGAGCGACATTAATTGTTCCTGTTGCTTTGGCGCCCATCGAACCAGACGCAATAACAAAAAGTCCATATGCACCACCAGAGGTCCCGTCATCTCCGATGTCGGGACTTACTTGTTTTGTCGTATTCCAACCGGCCAATCCTTTATTGGTAAGAGTGGCATCAGCTAAGCTATGTTCCTTTCCTAAAAGTCGGACAAACGTTATGGGGCTGTTATTTCGTAAATATGCTTGTGCGGCAAAAGCGCCATATGTTGGGCCTGAATAATTACCATTTCTCCAAACATCATCTGCTTTTCCGCCGGGGATCGGATCACCAAATATTTCAGTAAACTCTAAAAATGAATTAACTGTAACCGGCTTCATTGCTGGGCCGCGTTCTGCGCGTCCAATGATTACCGGTCCCATTTTAACCGGTACGGCCGGCAGTTGGGATTGATCAATTTCGTCAATAAAAACCCCGGGCGAAACAAACTTAAATTTATTAACAGACATTATCGTTTTCTCCTCTTAAAAACAAGCGACTAACATAGTTTTTTCTTTAATAAATAGTAATGAGAATTTCCAAATTCCTTTATTCTCTATAAAAAGCATTGTCATCGTTTAACTCCGGAGAGTCGCCCATGACTACACGTTCCCGCGGTATTTTAACTTCTACTGCGCTTTCTCTGACAATTACTTTTGGAGTTGGTTGGTTTTTGTCATCACCGATTAAATACCCAAGAACTTTAACATCCAGCATTGTTTGATATTTCCTTTCTTCATTTGCCATCAGTTTAATATTATTTTCTGGAGAGAAGGGAGCATCAATAAAACCTTCGTAAAAGTGGTCATTATCTTTCATGACAAAATGATTAATACCGCCAGTTCTCGTAATGAAGGGTGTAACCATTTCGTTCATTTGTTGTTGATACTCTGTTCTCAATATAACATTGTAAGTTATATCAACATAAACCGGCATTGGAATTATATGGCTTTGATAAACAATTTTTTCATTTTTTCTCGGAAAATTAATTTGGCCTTTTTTGCGAAGGGCTCCTGCCCGGGCAAAATTCGCAGTTTTTTCTTGATTCATTTTTCTTGTCACCACGATGGAGCCATTTCTATAATCGCTCTTTGGTGGCACATTTCCCCAAAAAGCTCCTTTTCTAGTTGGATCTTTAACAACCGATGTTCTTTCAATTGTAATCAAAGGAAGGATCAAAGTGCCAGAATCATCATGTAATTCTTTTTTATTTTTTATTTGATATGATCTTTCTGCAGAGGTCCATATAACTGGTGTTTTTTTCCACCCTTCGTTCGTTGTTGCAAAAACATTCATTCTTTCATCGACAAAACGAAAAAATGCTTGATCTATTGTTTCTAAAGTTGATGGAACTATGGGAAATTCTTTATGTGGCATCGAAAAGCCCCTTGCGAGCCTTCACGCAGGTCGCTTCAATTTCCACTTTATGATCAGCTTGGCCAAAAAGCTCCTTTGGCTCATTTAAAGTAACTATTTCAAAAAAATCATTACCATAATAAACAAAGTCTCCTTCTCTCACAAAAAGATCTTGATCTTCCGTCAATCTTCGTTTGTGAAAATGTATGACAATTGAAGGCCTTCTATCAATTCCCAAATTTGTTGTTTCTGTTTCATAGCCAGCCCACATGATCAATGCATAAACACGAACTGGTGACAAAAATGTTTTTGTTATGGCTTCTCCATATAAAGAATGAAAATTGGTATGTTGTATATCTATTGGATAATAGATAATTTGCTGGCCAATGACTCTTTCAATAAGTTCATCATTAACTTGCTTAACAAGGTCGCGCTCCTTTTTTCCAAGGAATAATGGAGGTGGCGGCTGTGCTGGCTGTTTCCATTCATTAGACATAACTCATATTATCCCACTATAACCGGTACTGGGTAGGGCATATTTTGTTGAATTTTTGTTGTACTATCAGCTATAGCTGCATCTTTTTCTGCTAATTTGGCATATGTTAACTCATCGAGAGTCGTTTTTAATTCTTCTCGAAGTTTTTCTTGTTCTTGTTGACTTTCAGATATTAAAGCCGAACCATTTAAACTGACGCTTTCACCAGGTATTGGGATAGCGCCAAATTTGCTTCTAACTTGGCCTAACATTTCTTTACATAAAGATAAAGCGAACCTTCTAATCCATTGTTTGCCTATGGCATTAATATTAGCATAAGGAAGGTTCTCAAATGGCAGAGTGTTCATGTTGCTGACGCCATCAGTTCCATCATCTTTATCAGAGTCTATGTCCCAAACATTGTTTCGGATATAAAATTCAAACCACATTTTATTTGGCAAGACGCGCACATTCTTTGGAAACATTCTTAACCTATTGTTTTTAATTTCATAAGACCAATGCGAATTTCGTGTATAAATAGCATCTTCAAATGCCATTGCTTGAAGTTTATTTTGCCAAGCAGGAATTATTTCAAAAGTTGAATCATCTGCAAATTGGCCATAGCTGGCTAAATCTCCAACGGTGTTTAAACCGCCATAATAACCATAAAATCTCCACATTGCTTGTGGGGTCTTATACCAAACTCGTGTAACATAAATTTTGCTTTTATCCCTCGGGGATGAATTAAGTACTTGATAAAGGTCTGAACTCGTATCTGCATTTGCTGTTTCGACGATTCCCTGCAAATCATAATCTTGCTCGCCCTGAATCGTGTCAAAGGATGCGGAATAGACTCTTGTGCTGCCGGCAAAACCAGCTTCTGTTGACATCCCGTCGCTAACCCTTTGGCCATAAGAAAATCGCCATTTCGGGTATCTAAGGTTTACATTATTCGGGCCGGAAGAGCCTGTTTGTTGGCCATCGTGATCAAAAGTGCCTGTAACTCCCCCTAAAGCGCTTCCAAGCATATTTTTTGCTTGGTGGATATTGAGGATATAAGAATATTCTAAGGTTGCTTCTTCATAGGCTGTAAAAATACTTCCACTTGTCAATTCAACATCTAATACGTCCCCGCCAAGTTTTTTGAAAACATATGAAACTTGATCTGCGGCGCCAGTACAAAAATACTGGGAAAACATAGCGGTGCTATTATCAGAATAAATTTGAAAAGGTAGAGAAGTGTTGTTTCTTACGTCACTGGGGGAACTTCCAGTGGGAAGCGTTGTAGCGCTTGTTTGACTTGAGGGTGTTAAAGTAGGCACGGCCATTCATTTAGATCTCCTTGCTATAATTAGTTAGCCGTGTCCTAAAAAATCATATTTAGTTTTTCTTTGGAGATTTTCTTTTTCTAGTGGTTGTTTTCTTTTTAGAATCTGACGTTTTTTTCCGGGGCGAAATTTTGCGGGATCGCTTTTTTGGTTTCGGCTCAGCCGTGGCAGATTCGTCAACTTCTTTTATAATAACTTTAGGAACCTTTTTCTCTTCGACTTCTTTTCTCTCTTCAACCACTTCTTCATAAGTTCCAGCAGTTATTGAGAGCGCTTCTTCCACTACTGCTCTAAACTTTGCAAACTTTGCTGCAAACTTTGTTGCAAACTTTTGACTAGTCATACGACGTTTTTTCTTTCCCATGTTATCTCCTGGTATTTTTTTGAAAGGCTTATATGTGCTTCACTAATATTCTCATTTGCTCAGCGATATTTTCTAACACTTGACTAACTAATTCAAGGTGCTGCTCTATTTGATCTAGCCTTTCTTCAGTGGCAATTTGGCGCTCTAAAAGGCTTTTGTATTCTTCTTTCATGTGTCACTATTATACAACATTATATTGGAGATTTTAAGAAAAAACCCCCAACTTTTTTTGGTTGGGGGTTTTAAATTAATTAAATATTGTTTTTTTAAATTACAGTATACTCAATCGCGACAGTGAATCGCCCCGCTGTAGCATCAGCATTAAGGCTGGTTTGTGTACAGGCGTACAGATTTACAAGAGTGGTTGCAACCGCAATGTTTGGAGAGGCATATGTCAACGCGGCCGAGTCGAAGTTCAAATCAGCCTCAGTGTAGCCAGTGGTAGCGCCAGAACCGTCAGGGGCAACCATAGTGGCTCCTGCTCCAAAAATTTCAGTGGGAGTGGAAATCGCAGCGTTCGCTGCTGTGCCCGATGTCGCACTTAAGGACAAATGTCCTACGAGCGTTTGGCCGGCGGCGGTGGTGACATTAAAATACACCTTATCAATTATAATTTTAGTAGCTGTAGCTTGGCCATCGGGCGTCGTAATATCCAATGCACCTAATTCTACAAGAACATCATCGGCGCTGAATGCAGAAGTTCCGTCCCCTATACCAGCTAAAGTTCCCGCAAAAGTTTGAAACTTTTTACAGCCAATATTCAATGCCTTAGCCGACCCTTGGGTTGTGGTGGCAGCAAGTTTTGGATTTGTCAACGTCGTGTCGACCAGATTTAAATCCCTATCTAATGCTTCTATTAATGCCTCGACTCTCGCGAGACCTACTCTTTTAGTACCCATGTTAGAAACCCTCCCTTGGCTTTTCGCCATTTATAATCATGTCCTCACTCCACAAGGGAATGGGAATGGGTCACAATGCCCATTCAATAACAAGGTATCGAATCTTTCGATTCTGCTTATAAATAGTCATTAGATAAAAGAAAACCCTGGCTCCTCGAAAGAAACCAGGGTTAACTCAAAGTTACTTTAACTTTTAGCTAGTTGCGCCGGCCTCACCAAGGAGTCCGCGAACAACTACCAGACCATACATATCAGGTCGAACCATCCT